TATCACTGTAGTTAAGACCTTTATCAAGAGTATCTTTTAATAGGCTTTGCTTACGAATAACTTTATATTTCTCAGACAAAGCATCTAACGAAAGTTTATTTCGTAAACCTTTGCTAAGTACATACTCATTAATCATAGTATCAATAATCTTAACATCACAGTTTATACCTGCTTCACGCAACCAAGCCACATCGAACTTAGCATTGTGGGCTACAACATACTTAGCTTCGTCTATAGCTTTTTGAAACTCATACAAATAATAATTATCTACAGGGAACTTCTTGATATATACAGCACCATCACTCCTCCATATAGGTGAGCCATCTAATGCTCTGTATGTATACCCTATTGCTACAAGAGTATTGTCTTTATTGTAAGGTGATGGATCATTACGATCACCATTTAAATCCACCTCTAAATCTATAACTAATGCGTAGTCTTCTATCCAATCTTCCATGTCACCTCACTTATAGAATATATGATCACCAATTTGTTTTACTTTCACTTTATACTTAGCCCACCAAGGATCTACCTTTACACTATGATAATGTGTAGCACCTTTTACAGTATCTGTCAAGCCATAATATACTTTTTCTGCAACTTCCAGCGAATTTAACCATGCTATTTCATCTTTAGGCTTGTCACTAAGACCGTCACAATACCAGCTAAACTGACAACGATCTCTAATAGGGTAATTAACAGACCAAGAATATGTCGGCCCCTGAAACACAACCTCGCACACAGTATTAGGATACTTCTTTGATTTTACTCTTTCTAATACCACCTGACTTACAGCTACCTGACCTTCTATTGGTTGATTACGAGACTCAAAATAAATATTTAATGCTAAACAAGTTATTGCTTCAATCATTGAATCATCCTTTCAATATTGATATTCCAATCTTTAGCTACAAATCTAGTTTTAATTTTAGCACTCTTACCTAATTTATATACTTCTTTATAATCTAAACCATGCATAGATGCAAGTAGTTTAGCAGTTTCGATATTCCAATTAGGATTACTCTTAGCAGAATGCCAGATAAACTCTAAGATACTATTATTATATATCTGTCTTTGTAGTTCTCTTTTATTCATAAGTAATCCTAATTAGGTTGTATCCCCCCGAAGGGGAATACTTATATATCACATATTTATCAAGTTGTCAAGAGTTTTTTCATCTTCATCTGGAATATTTTTAAATGGGTCTGCTTTCCAACAGTCACATTCAATACACATTACATCAGGATCAGGATGAAAGCAACTCTTTATGTCCATAAAATCACTAGTCAACATATCTAGATACCTCTGGTTCTATAACAGTAGTACAGGTTCCATGCTTACCACCTAGCTTGTTCTTGCTAACGTAGATATGCCTGAGTTTATTATCCTCACCACTATCTTCTTGCTCCTTGCCAATGCCGACAATAAGATCAGCTTCGGCTGCCTTACCCACACGACTACCTGCCATCTGAGTAAATCTAAGAACAGTTCTACCATCTGCCTCTGCATTTGCTTGAGACACCCCTATGATTGCACAAGAATGTTTCTTGGACAATGTTCTGGCAGATCTGTATATCTCACCTAGTCGTATATCATCTCTGGCATAGTTACCACCAATCTGCATCTTATCTAGCTGATCAATACCAACTACGTCAGGCTTATGTTTGGCAATCAACTGATCAAGTTCTTCCATTGAAGGAACCTCATCAGTATTTAGGAACACACACTGATTACGATATACATCCCACATATTATGTGCTTTCACTGTGTCAGCAGTTATCTGTGCATCAGTCATACCAGTGAATGAACTTACTGCTCTCAATGCAGTTCTCTCGACAGGTTCCTCATTGCCAAGTATCATTACCTTCGCACCTTGAGCCATGAAACCTTTCGGAGCAAACAGCGTAGATATAAGAAAGGCTGTCTTACCAGTTTCAACCAGAGCAAAGATAGCAGAGAAGGTCGAGGGGCCAATTCCAGGACAGATGTCTCTGAGTCCTTTGAGGTTCCATTTGTATTTGGAAACATCTCTAGTAGAGTGGAGTAAAGATGCAACGTCATGTTTAATCTCCTGTATTGTTTCCTTTGGCATAAAGTTTTCTTGATAACGATTAATTAAATCAGTAACTTTATTTAGATCATTAACCTTGTTATCCATCATGGCAATGCCAAGATCAGCTAACTGTCTACCAAAGTATGCTTTGAATTGATCTCTCAAAACATCTTGTGCTACATCCTCACCAATATCTTTTGGTAAAGATCGAACTAACATCATCATAGATTTCTTTTGGCTAGTAGTCATTGTCCTAAACTCACTGAACAATACCTGCTCAACTTCAGCAGGGGTCAAGTCTCTGCCATACCTAGCATGGCCTAACTCAATACTACGCCAGATTTTCTTGGCTTCATTCTCAAAAAAGTCTACTGCTATGAGATGCCTGTTCTGATCATAAAACCTATGAGATAAAAATAGTCCTAATAAATCATTCATATTATATATCCTTTCTTTGAGCAACGCATATAGTATCGTTATGCGCTCCACCATGAGTTAGTAATAATATTTCTTCATACTTACCAAACTTCTTACCAACTCCCATTGAGTTCCATCCAAATGATAACACAATACCATTAGGTTTGACAAGAGGTCTGATACGATCTTTTATTTTAGTATAGAAACTACTCTGTGTATCTTGTTGTGTAGTCTTTATACCACTAGCACTGTAACACTCACTGATCTGTCTTGGACTATATGGTGGATCATACAATACAACGTCAGCTTGTTCCCCTGAGTCCAATAACATATCTAGAAACTCATCAGCTTTCATATGATACTGAGCATCGGTATCAGGATTAAGATCATTTGTTATAGTGCCGTACTTACTGTTTCTAGCAAATGGGTCTATAACAACTGGTTTATCTATTGCAGTATCTATAGCAGCATAGTGATAATCAGTGTATACTGTATCAATCCAATGCTCGACAAAATCCTTAACAGGTTTCATACTGAATGTATCTTTGTTAGGCATAGAAAAGGCTCTATTAAACATTGTCATATTATTCTCCTGCTAATAACATTAAAAAAACTACCCCAAGACATACACCAATGATTTGTAGGTTGTCAAGTATCTCCATTGTCTTTCCTACTTGGTCTGGTTATATGTAGAGTTACACCACCCACCTCAGACTCAAACCAATGTGGGTTCCAAGGCTTCGGGCAGGTATGATACCATTCAAACAGTCTTGCCATGTCAGCATCCCATCTTCTAGGTTTATCTTCATCAGTCATTTAATACTCCTTTCGGGTTTTCTTTTGGATCTACTTCTAATAATTTTACATTTGCCCTAGTAAACTGAGCTATCCTATTTTTCATACGAATAGCTTTTGATGACGCATCTTTATCAAGACACACTATTACATAGGGATACTTTACCACAATGTCAAGTACTTCATTAGATAAATTTGTACCTAACAATGCTAAACCTGTACCATGTTGCGAAACTGCAACAGCAGATGCAGAGTCCTCAACGACATAACAAGTCTCACTATTACCACAAATAAAAGGTAATCCTGAGTCAGCATATCTATGCCACTTTGCACCATACTTAGATAGTGATCTACCTACAGCATCAACAATTCTAGGCGTTACGATTGGTAGACTACCTTGATTTGTCTTGATGTCAAAGATTGGAAACACTGCCCTGTCAAGTTTTACATCATGGTACAGTTGTATTTTATTTGTATCAATATTGTTTTCATTACAATATTTCAACATCTTCTTTGGTAGATATACAGAGAAGTGATCTGGTATTTTGAAGTCCTGTTTTTTTTCTTGTGTCGGCAATGTGATAGATTTTTGTCTGATGTATCTGCTAGAAGATAACATCCTCTTCTTTCCCGACACATTGCATCCAGCCTTATAACAGTTATACAAGATTATGCCATCAGTTCTAGTAGCAGTAAATGTTTTGATACCACCACAACTAGGACAATTAATCCTGATCTTCTGATACTCCATTAGATCATCAAATTCTGGTAAATCATACATATCAAGAATCCAATAGTTGTCGCTTACTACGTTTCTTCAAGAGGCTCTTACGTCTTTTATCTTCAATGACTCGCTTGTGAAATAGGTTGTCATTTAAAGCTATCGCCATAGGATTCCTCTTCCTTGAGGCTTTCAAAATCTTCGATGATCTCAGCATTTTCCCTTTCCTCTTCTTGTTTGATGTCATCATAAATGTCCTCAACATAATCCCTCAGGATCTCCTCAACGTCCTGAGGTGTTCTTTTACGTTGCATCACCATCTAGGCAACCAACTTTAAAAACTCTGGATGTTCTATCCATTTGGCTACATCTTCATTACGCTTAAACTGACGCTCCAACGTATTGTCATTGGCAGTCTGGCGAAACCCAAAGCGATCATCATGTGTCGCATATTGAGTAAATGCAGAGTATACAGCCCAAGCATTTGCACCTCTTACCTCAAACTCATTTAGCACAGAACTAAGCATATTCTTTGATGCTCTTTTTGGCAGCATAGTCTCAAGTGCATCCTTCAAATGTACCACAGATATAGGTTTCTCCGCAAGTCTTTGACACCATGTAGTGTGATCAATAAAACGATCATAGATACCTTCCAT